CTAAAGAACAAATAAAGTAGCAGTCCCACGACTGTCTACCGGAAACTTTGTTCACAGTTTCCTGATTGGCTGTTTTCCTTGAAAAGTGTCATTTTTGTCCACCTTGAGTGGACCAGGCTGATAGCCACCTGGGGCTGGCTTGTAGTCTCCAACCAAATCCTTCACTGACGCTGTAAAACCTTTCCTCCCCGGTGGGGAGGTCACGGAACCCTCAGGTATAGTCATCCTGAGAATAGGGGGGCCTCTGAACCACCCGAAAGAAGCGTCATCCATCAAAGAATAGTAGACTCTAACGGGAAGACCGACATTCGTGCCGGTCTCTTCCCACCAGATCTTCACAAGCTGTGATGTGATCAGACTGTGATCAACTCCCTCATCGGCCATCGCAAACGAATTTGCAATGAAAGGGAACTGATGTAACCAGTCAAGCGAAAATTGAAGTGCAGGTTTAAAGTGGAAGTTTTCAACCACCCATCCTGCACGCACCTGTCGTTCAAAGGACAACGACTGTTCTGTTGTCTGATTCAACTCATCGGAAATCGAATTTATCGATGAGATTGCATACAGATTGCCATCTGGTGCCTTTGTGGCATTGTCTTTTCTCACAACGAGGTAGTTGAACCCCCCACGAAAGAAAAGAGACCATATTCGAAACAAATTGAAGGGATCTGGATGTGCACCTTCCCAATTGAGCAATTCTGGATCAATCGGTGCAAGTGCAACCCAGTTGGATCTCCCTGAAGTCAAAGTTTGATCGGTATACGGCATGAACTTGTGTACCAAGTCCAACACAGTATCTTGTTTCTCACTAGTGCAAAATCGATGAAATTGCACTTGTTGTGCTGGAATCAGTGATGGAAATTTTCTTTTGAAGCGCTCAGCAAGAACGGGGTTATATCCAACCTCGGCCTGAGCGTGTCTGCTCAATGGTACTTCCAAACCATATTGATTCACTGCAAATGTATGCTGTGACTGATCTCCACCTGTACCCCCATCCTTTTCTTGGGGCCCGGTGAATTCAATACTATCAGGATCTCCTGCAATGAAAACATTGCATGAGAAAGTGAAAGTTGAGCTGATTACTGGAGCTGAATTGACAATCGACACGGAAATAGCTCCTGCATACATTCCTGGTTCTGCGCCTCCATCCTGATTCGATGAAAACTTGTATGCTGTTTCCGCGAGGTAGGGGACTGTGAATTCACAAACGGTATCACCATTTATGTCAAACACCTGGGAGATGAAATCTCCGTCCCCTGTCGTGAAATCACTCGGTATCTCATCCTCTGTTGGATGCCATGCCACTCGTATCCTCATACTAGTGTATGCATCACATGCAAAGTGAAGTGAATACTTGATTCCCCCCGTCCAATAACAGTAGTTGTAAGCAACTGCCGCCAAAGGAGTGAGGTATCTGTAAATCACTTGGTTATCCGTATCTTCAATACGGTAACAAAGACCCGGATGGTTCTTCCACGTTCTGATCACCTTCCCCGGCGTGTCACTCGAAGATATCTCAAAGATATCAATCAGCATCGGACGTGCCACGAGTTCCGAAAGATCTGTCTCGTGCTGGTCTAGGCGCCAGACAGCTGGTTCGGTACCAGTGGCACTGTCAGTCTGATTGTTCAGTGACAAGGATGTTAACATCCCTTTTCCATTCGCCGTACTCGAAGCAAGTGTATGAAACACAGGTTGCTGAGTCTGAATGTTGATCGGCTTGTCCAAACCGAACCATCTTGTGACGCGTGCCGCTGCCCCAAGGCCAATGGATGCAATCCCAGCGACCTCGGAAACAATTGGCATTCGTGTCGCCCAATCTGCTACCCCTTTAAAGGCTTGCAGACCAGACGAAATGATTCCCTGTTCAGATTTCTGTTTCTGTTCTTTTTGCATCTGCGCAACTCTGAATCCAACTGAAGACGTATGCAACGTCGGTGCAATAAGCTCGACATCTTCCAAGTTGAACCATACACTGATATTGATTGCCTTCGTTGAAGACGCTTCTCGCACCTGCAGCATATTTTGTACTCGAAGTACTACTGCCGAATGATATCCAGCGTCTTGATCCATTGCATCAGTCCAGTACATATATGGTGATACGTACGGTATCAGAACAGAAATGGGTTTATTTGAGGATGCAGACCCATAAACTGCATTACAATCTGATATGGTCATCAAATTGTTCATTTTCCACTTTCCAGCGGTGGCTCCTGTACTGTGCTTATAGAAGGGGAGCCATCCAACTACATACATCCCACTGTGCCATGGGGTCCCATTTGTTCGAAACTCCAATCGGATATTGCACCTCATTCCATGAAAATTGTTCAATTTATCCTGAATGAATGGTTGTGCAATCACATCCTTCGGAAAATGATATACAGCAAGCTGAGTATCTTCCGACATGGTCGTATCCCACGTAATATCTGCCAATCTGTATTTCCTCGTCAATTCCCCTGCTATGGGTGAATTGGGATACGGATTAATATTGTAGGATGAAGACAACCTTGGATGAGTCTCTGGTGGAGCAACACCTGCTTCGTCAGTCATACGAGTCAGATTTGTCACCTCTGTTGGCATCTGGTCAGTCACCTTCGTTGGTTCTGCCATTTGAGCAACTCTCATTCCACCCATCTTCTCTTCAACAAACTTTACAGCTTTCATGAATCGAGACAGGTTTGGTGTCCTCGGTTTCAAAATGGTATATGGTGTCAAAGACAATGCCACCATTTGTTTGGCTTCCTCCATAGGAAGCACAGCACTGACGTTTTCGGCAATTTCAGCACACAGCGCGTCACGCTCTTCCTCCGTAATATGTCTCATTGTAGGAGGGACCACTTCTTCTTTCAAGTGGAATTGAGGTTCTTCAAGCATCGCCCTCTCATCATGTACTCTTGCCTGAGCACTAGGTCCTCGATACTTGGGTTCAAGATGTTCCAACATCATTCTTGCCGCTTCTTGTTCTGCATCAACTTTCTTCAAAAATCGATGAGCTGAAGTCTGAGTCTCACTCCCGACTTTGACAGTAGCGGCAAACTGTGGCATGTGGTCTGGACCCTGTCTACTAGAAGCATACACAGGGAACGACAAAACATGTCTTTGACAGAACTCTTGAAGTTGGTTTTTCCATGAAACCGAAGGCGCTTGCATCATCTGAGCTGAAATGCCCAAAACACCACGGACATATTGCATATCCAAGGCTTTTGGCTGATTTCGTTCAATGAAAAAGACCTTCTTTTCAGAACTGTCTGGTCCCTTCCACCACCCATAGTAATCTGCATTCGCACTCCGATATCTCCTCCCATTGATTCCTTCACCAATCCTCATACCTGAGAAAACTGGTCCACTATCCTTCCATTTGACCGGAATATTTATTCGCCTCGTCCCTACATGGGGAAGTCGAATGAATTCTAGTGGAAACACGGCACTTGCATCTTGCCATGTTTTGAAGTCAATAGTTGGAATATCGATCTCCTTGGGTTTCTGAAGCACATTGGTCAAATGAGCCTTGGGTAATATTGCATTTGGAGCAACAATTGACAATACAGTAGCATCTGTAAAAGTCCTCCTATATGCAAAAGTAATCCCATACATTCTGGATTTTTCTTGATCAAAATCCATACTTGTCATCGGCCAACCACGCTTCATCAAGAAGTCATTCATGATTTTCTTGGTCAAATCGAAATTCTGTCTTCCATGCATGATCATTTCCCTGAGTACTCCTTCAAATATCTCAAGGTATCCCTGGGCATTCTGTCTCTTGATCTTGATCCACAAACTCTGTTCAACAATCTCCTCGAGGGGACGAGGTGCCAACCAGAGACCATCCAAAAGCCTAAACTTTCTCCTCAAGAATGTCACTTCACTGATGTCCTTTTGGAAATATGTCAGACTTTTCTGATCTCCGGTCTTGAACTTGATCCCAATCTTCGATGCAGCCCATTTCCACTCTTCAAAGCCCCACCACATGAAACTATGATTTGCACGATAAAATCCATCATCAGAACAGACAATAGACTTTCCATACAAACTAGCTTCCAATGGATAGATCGGACGCAACTCTCGATCTGTAGGTATATCAATACCTGTGGCTTGTTTGAGTTCCTCTGGGCCTGACGCAGCCGAAGAAGTGATTCTGAACACATTCCAAAAATCGACAATGATATGAAGAAAGGAGCCAAACTTGTTAGTCAAGAGTATTCCTGAAAACAGGTAACACATGACATATACAAGATCCCTCCCAAGCAACAACATGGTTCCATAACACATGTCATTGAGTAGTTTCCTTCGTATCATCGAATCCTCTTCGGTACAGTCTGGATCATATTTCTCATACCATTCCACAACAAAATCTCGGAAGAAGTTGAACAAAAACTCAGGTAGCAAAGCTTCCCAAGTAGTTGCATCGACATCTAATTCCTTGAGTGGTCCCGGTATGTGTGAATGGAGCAAGGTCTCCCACTGTCGAGACAATGGGTCAACTTGAGTTCCTAATCCAAGTTCCGAGGCACACGCACTCATCGTCTCCAAGAAAGCTCCAAGATACATCCTCATGTAATACAAATTTGAAAAATTCATCTTCGAAAACATGCGCGTACGAGCT